ATGGGACTATTAGACATAATAAAATATGGTGATACTAATTATGCAAAATTAAGATCCAAGAACGTTGATGTAAAAAAGGAAAATCCTTTTTTACAACAACTTATTGACGATATGTTTGAAACTCTTGATTATCACAAATCTGGAGTTGGTTTAGCGGCTCCACAAATTGGAAAAACTCTAAATTTGTTTGTAATTAAAACTCCTACATTTAAGGAGGTATTTATAAATCCTGAAATTCAATTAGATGGATTAGATATGCAAGTCAAAGAAGGTTGTTTAAGTTTTCCAAATATGGAATTTGCTGTCAATAGAAAAGAAAGAGTTCAAATTAAATTTTTTGATAGAAATTGGACATATAGATACGCTGAATATAAAGAATTAATTGCAATAATCGTTCAACACGAATATGATCACTTAAAAGGAAAATTAATAATAGATTGAAATGAAGATAGATAGAATTTTAAATAATGAATTAGAATTATTAGACATTGTTGAATGGGGTGAATCAGGTGGTCTTGGTGAACCAACAGAGCCAACAGAGACAGAAATACAATCAACAGTTGGTGAAGAGTTTGTTGAATGGGCTGAAAAATATTGGAGGTTAAAAGAAAATTATGATATTCCAAATAAAGAATTTGAAGAGTCTCAGTTATATGAACATATAAGAAATATCTTTATACATAAAATAGATGAAATAATTAAAAAAAGGTTATGAAAACTATTGAAGAGCAACCAGAAAAAACAATTGAAGAAATAGTAATAGAAAAGCTAGAGAAAAAAGGAATTACTAAAAAATCAAAATTTCATGTTTATGATTATTTGTATAAAACAATTGTTGATATGATGAAAGATTACGAAGAAAAATTGCAAGAAAAAGATAAATGTTAGATCATATTATAGATACATATCCAGAGGAAGATATTTTAATTGCTGACGGTTTTAATGGCGCAATTATTGGCATTGATGAAAAGTCAATGAGATTAATTTATTCAGTTAAAAAATGCATTGAGATTTTAATAATAACTGATCTTATAACAGAAGAAGAAGCAATTGAGCATTTTGAATTTAACATCGCAGGCTCATACATGGGTGAAAAAACTCCAATTTGGTGTTATGATAACTTTTAATCAAGATGATCTTAAATCATATCTCACAAAGAAAACAGGATATGAGGTTTTAGCGATACGCACAATTGATAATTTTCCTATGCCTGCGGATATGGATTTTAAAATTCTAGGTAATGAAGGACCAACAATGAAAGTTGAATCAATTTGCTCAAATATTACAAATAAAACATTTTTATGGACAGAAACTGTATATTTTACAGATTTTATAAGATTTATCAGATTAAAAAAACTACACAAAATAAATAAATCTATAATCTAAATTTTTTACTCCAAATAAAAAAGATTATATTTGTAGTGTATAAACCAACATTTTGGTGTTTGATGGTGAAAACTTGACAACTGGATTTACAAATAATATAATTATATAATCATTTTTAAGAAATTGGTATAATTTTTATTTATAATGAAAATAAAATTATATTTGTGTTTTGATTCTTCTTCTTTTTTCAAATTTAATTCTAAATATTTTTCATAATAGTAATCAGATTTTATTTCACAAATTAAATTATATTTAGATATATAATAATCAGAGTGATAGAAAGTTTTTTTATTCTTATAGTCAAAACTTATAGAAGGTCCTTTCTCTACAATTATATTATTTTTAAAGCAAAAATCTAAAAAATGTAATTCATATGTACCACGATAATATAAGCCTGTTTCTTGATGTAATTTAATCCTTTTTCCACTTTTTTGTGATTTTTCAAATAAAAATTCTGATTGAGAAGGATTTGTTACACCATAATTTTTCATTAGTGTATCTTCTTTTTGTGTTTTTATAAATTGTAATTTTGAAACATTATCAGTTCCAAATTTCATAAAAACACCATCTGACATTTTATTTTGATAATTTTCATCCTTTAACCTTTCGCTTCTTATTTTTCTAATATCCTCTCGCTGAGAAATATTTTCTATTCCATATCTTTCTAAAAATGTTTCTTTTGATTTTTCCATAACTTCTTTCCGTTGCATAGGATAATCAAAACCGTATTTTTTCATATTAGTTTCTTTAGTCTTTATTGATTTGCATTTACTACAATAATATTTATCTATCACAATTCTATTATATGTCTGATGTGTTAGCATTTTTTCTTTACCACAAATATCACAAATTGCTGTAATTTTAGTTCTTGAATTTTCAATTAAATCCTCAATATCAATTAAAAAAGATTCACCTTTTCTAAAAGGACCATATTTTTTCATATAATGTTTAAAATTACTACTTCCTATTCTAATCATAATTTTCTTTTCTTTTATCATTTTTTTAAATTTATTTTTTTATAGGCACATCAAAAACAAATGTGATATATCTTATATATAAAAATTTTAAAGTCCTTTTTTAATATATAAACATAAATAATAAAAATTACTATATATTTTTATGAAAAAAATTAGAGGATGGAACGACTTTTTACTTGAATATGTTGATAATAAAGAACTTATCTATGGAATTTTCGATTGGGATGACAATTTACTAATAATGCACACACCTCTTCATTTTCAACATTTTGAAGATGGTAAATGGGTAAATAAAGATATTCTGCCACATGAATTTGCACAAATTAGAAAAAAATATCCTGGTGATTATATGGATAATATTGAATGGAAAGGAGATGCAAAATATTCATTTATAGAATTTAGAGATTTTGGTCCAAGAGGACCAAATGCATTTATTGAAGATGTTGCTCAAACTATAAAAGATAAAAGTTTTGGTCCATCATGGGAAACATTCCTTAATACATTAAAAGAAGGTAGATTATTTGCAATTGTAACTACAAGGGGTCACGAACCTTCAACTCTTAAAGCTGCAGTTAGGTATATCATTGAAAATATTTTAACGCCAGAAGATAGAGCAGAAATGGAGAAAAATCTTAAAAATTTCAATGAAATTTTTGGTGTTGTTACTGATGATTTAGTAACACAATACTTAAATGAATGTTACTTTATTGGTATGTTTTCACAAGCTTTCCAAGATGAATTTGGTTATAGTCCAACTGGTCCGAAATTAAATCAAGGTAAACAAGATGCTATAAATAAGTTTGTCAATTTTGTTAGAAATTTTGCAAAAAGAGTTAAAAAGCCATTAAAAGTTGGATTCTCAGATGATGATATTAATTTCTCAAATGCTGCAAAAGAATTATTTATGAAAATGGAAAAATCATTAGATTTTCCAGAAAATTTCTATGTGTTTGATACATCTAATCCTAAATTAAAAGGTGGAGTAAAAGTAAAAATATAATTTTTTACTTTTTTATAATAGCAAATAAAAAAAGAACTCTCAACAATTTGGTTTGTTGAGTTTTTTTATTTATCTTTGTACTCTAATAAAAATATTATGAAACCTTCACTTGAAAAGTCTATCGTATGTAGCAATTTAGATAATTTTAGGTTAGTTCTTAAAAAACTAACCTCACTAAATTATGTTGATACACAAGGCTCAATTTTAGATACAATAGGATTGAGTGAGTATCATTTTAATCTAGGATTGAAAGTTATTAATTTATATGATAATAAGACTGTTAAGTACGCTGCAGATTCTAAAAAATTAAAAAATACAATTAAAGATATTGAGTTTTTAAAAAAATAATCATGAAAATATTATATGTAGACAGTATTGAAAAATTAGATTATAATTATTTACCAACTTATAAAAAGTGTGATAATGGTAAATATTTACAATTATGTTTAACTCAATTGAGTGATGATCTTTTGAAAGAAAATGCAGATATCTCAGATTTAGTAAAAGCAATTGAAGGTTTTTCTCAGCAAACGTTTAATGAATTATCAAAAAAATTAAATGTAAAATTTGTTGATAATAAAGAAGAAAAAGAAGAAAAAGAAATCGCAAATAAAAAATTCAATTTATGTTTTCAAGAAAAGAAATAGTTGTCAAACTCAATAAAAAAGAAGAGCCAACACGTTACAAATTTAATATCAATGATCCTGTTTTATGCACAACGGATAATATTAAAAATGCAAAAGTGTTAAGTAGGTCTAATGTTAATGGTGAAAATTTCTATAAAATAGGAAACGAATCAGAGACAAAAATGTGTAAAGAAAAAGAATTATTAATGAGATAATTTTTTTTATGTCATAACTTTTTTGTATCTTTGTACTATAATAAAAAAAAGATATAGTATGACATTATCAGAGATTTATATTGCATTAGACAACAAAGATTTCAAAACTGTAGATGCTGAAGTCAAAAAACTTAACAAGCTTTATCGTGAAGGTAATCCCCAAATTACAGATTCAGAATATGATAGGCTTATTGATACAATCAAATTTGTAAATCCAGAAAGCGAAATTTTTACATCAGGAGTTATTGAAACTGTTGAAGTTGACTCTGATAGAAAAGAAACTTTGAAATACCCCATGTTTTCTTTGGATAAAGAATCATCATTGTCAGAAATTCACAAATGGATAGTAAATAAAGGATTACCATTATCAACATTACTTGTTTGCACTTCAAAATATGATGGTATTTCTATTTTGAAAGATGAAGATACTTGTCTTGCTTGGACAAGAGGTGATGGTGTTGAAGGAGAAACAGTTCATAAGCATTATGAGAGCCTTTTAGATAAAGGATCTAAGGTTAAAATATTCACAATTGGTGAAATGATTATTCCTAAACCAATTTTTTCATCACACAATTTTGTTAGAGATAATGGAGAGCCATTTAAAAATGCTCGGAATATGATTGCAGGTCTCAAAAATTCTGATACAATTTCAAAAGATTTAAAATATGCAAAACATATTAGATATGGCTTTGCTAGTGAGGATTTTACGAAGGACAAAACAGAGCAACTTAACTTTATTTCTGAATATTTATACCCTATACCTTATAAAGTATTTAGCGCAGATAAACTAAGCCTTGATGAATTAAATAATTTGTTTTATGAATGGGGTAAGGAATATGATATTGATGGTTTGGTTTTTGATATAAACGACAAGGATATTAGGAAGAATTTAGGTCGTGAAAGAAATAATAACCCAGCATATTCAAGAGCATTCAAAAATCCAGAATGGACCGAAAATACCGAAACTACAATTCTTGATATTGAATGGAATATATCAAAACAGGGCTATTTGAAACCTGTTGCAAATTTAATTCCAGTGGAATTAGATGGTGTCCTTGTATCAAGAGTAACATTGAATAACGCTAAATATGTGAAAGATAACAATTTAGGTGCTCAAAGTACGGTTATAATTTTAAGAAGTGGATTTGTGATACCAAAAATAATTAAAGTAACAAAGGCTACAGGATTTAAAATTCCAGAAATAGTTGGTTCAGAAATATTTTGGAATGATAATGAAGTAGAATTGTGTGTTAAAGGTACAGAAGATCAAGAAATTAAAAAAATTATATCATTTTTTGAAATTCTAAATACTGATAATGTATCTGAAGGTGTAGTTAAACAACTATACGATGCAGGGTTTAAAACTGTTAAAGAAATATTATATTTAACAAAAAATGACTTTGAAAAATTAGATAGATTTGGTAAGAGAAAAGCAGAAATAGTATATAATTCTATAAAAAAAGCAACAACTGATGTTGATATGGCAAAACTTATGCATAGTTCAAATCTGTTTGTTGGACTTGGTAGTAAAAAATTAGAATTGTTAGTTCATTTTACGGAAAAACCATCGTATGACGATATTATTAAAATTGAAGGATTTTCTGACATTTCAGCAAAATCATACTTAAATAGTTATGATAAATTTTATGAATTTATTAAAGATTTGCCGATTACAATAAAATCTAAAAAAGAAGAACAAGAAAATAATAATAGTGATATGAAAACAGATTTATCAGGAATATCAGTAGTTTTCACTGGAGTCCGTAGACAAGACTTGGTGAACGAATTGGAGTCAAGAAATGGTAAAAATTTATCAACAATTTCAAAAAATGCAACACATTTAATTTGTAAAGATCCAACATCTTCTAGTTCTAAAATGATAAAAGCAAAAGAATTAGGTATTAAAATTATGAGTGTTGAAGAATTTGAAGAATTCTTAAATGAATAGTTAAAAAAACTCATTTAACCAATTATTTTTTAGAGAATAATTATAGGCTGACCAAGAACCATTTTTAAAACTGGATTTGGAATTATATTTTTGTGATTCTTTTTCACATATTTCTTTATTATTCCAATGACCAATTTTACTTATTTCTCTTATTGGAAAAAATTCATCTATCCAATTATTTTTTCTACACACTTCATATGCACCACTTGATTTTCTCATAAAATCAACAATTCTATTATATTTTTGTGATTCTTCTCTACACAATTCTTTATTCCATTTATCATTTAATCCAACTCCGCCAGTTTTAGCAGTGATAACTAAAAATGAATTTCTTATAAATATAAATATTACTGGATATGACAAAAATTGTAAACAGGAAAAATATTATTGTATAAAATATAGAGACAACAAATATTATTTAAATTCTGTAAGTGATTATAGGAAGATATTTTTTGAAAGTGTAGAAATCTAAAAAAACTTTTTTATTTTAATAACCTATAATTAAAATGCCCAGGTGTTGAAATCGGTAGACAAGAAAGACTTAAAATCTTTTGACCATTAGGTCGTGCGGGTTCAAGTCCCGCCCTGGGTACAAAATGAAAGAAGTAAAACATATTAAAGGAATAAAAGTTAAAATCTTCAAAACTTCAGATTATCCAACACCATTTGGTTTATAATATGATGCAAAAAGATTTTATATACAAAAGAATAATGTGATCATTGTTGGCACATTAAATCCTGATAGTACTATACGTATTAAATATCCAATAGAGGATGTATATATTGAAATTTTTTAAGTTAATATAAGTCCAAAAAATGGAGGTGAGAAATTGCTTCCATTTTTTTGTTTTAAATACTTTTCTTATATTTGAACAATAAACTAAAATTTAGGAGGATAAATTATGTATTGGTTGCCAGCAATTTTTATTTTTGTAGAAATTCTTTTCTTATTCTATGTTGATAAAATGATAAGTTACACAAGTTCACTTTCTTTATATAAAAAATATAAAGATGAAAGTCTAAAAGAGTATATAACTGAGGAATATAAACCATCATTGTCTTTTTATGGATTTGTTGGAATTTTTTTAGTCTTAGAACTTGTATATTTTTTAGTTGGGTTATTCTATCCAATTTATATAATATCAATAGTGTTTATTTTATATTATATTCTTAATATTTTTATAGATAAATTTAAAATTCCATCAACAGAAAAATTGATAAAACTTGCAAATTTGAAAAATTTTGTAGCATCAGATATAAAATTTGATAGAATGCTAAAATTAAATTCAATTAAACAAGGTGAAAATCTAATATGGTATAAGGTAAGAGTATACGCTCTTCCAATACTTAAAATTATTGCTTTTATTGGAATAATTTTAATGAGACCAGTCAATATTAAAGAACAAGTTTCTCAAAATAAATTTGGTTTTTATAAAGATGAAATAATGTTAGTGGATGAAGAGAATAAGAATGATGGTCATAAATATTCTTTTACAGTTCATGTTAAAAAAGTAGACAGATATACAAATGGAATGGTCAAAATTGAATTGGTTAATATAGAAGTGACAAATGGTTTTGATTCAAGTAAATATGATTATCTTAAAGGTGTATTAACAAAAAAGTTTTCATCTATAAAAAAAGATTCGGAAATTGAATGGTTAGAAAGCAAAAAATAATGATACCTAGACTAAGAACTATTTTAGATAAATGTGTTAATAAAAAATTCAGAAATGGATATATAACATATTTAAAATCATTGGATTATGATGAATTTGAAAAAACATTTAATCATTATTCAACAGTAATAGCGAAATTGTTAATTAAAAATAAAAAAAATAAAGTCAGAATTTTTAGTAAAATTTGGTTCAAAATTGGAAATTTAGAATATAAATGGGAACAATTGTACAAACTGTTTTATATGACAAATCCTTATTTTGTTGATCTTGCCTTTAAAAATTTAAATATAAAAAATAATAAAAGAATAGAACTTATATCAAAGATTACAGAGCATAGAAATACATTGAATTCAATTGTTAGTAATCTAATTTCTTTAACACAAAACCCTACTCAAGAAGAAATTATAAGATTCAATTTAATTATAATTGATAGTATTTATACATCTGAAGAATTAGAAAAATTAGTGGAAGAACTTAATAATATGCAACAATGAAAAAGATTTTAATTGGTATTTCTGGCGGAATTGCCGCTTATAAAACACTTGATATTATATCAATTTTAATAAAAAAAGGATATGATGTTCATGTAATAATGACAGACAACGCAAAGCATTTTTGTCCTGCTGATGCAGTAAATGTTATTAGTAAAGGAAACTTAAAAACTGAAACACCTGATCAAACAACTCACATAGATGAAGCTAAATGGTGTGATGTGTTTCTTTTGGTTCCAGGCACAGCAAATTCAATTGCAAAAATTGCATATGGTATAGCTGATAGCTTTTTATAATGCACATATTACTGTTGCTAGGAATGAAATACCAATAAATTTAAAAAATTGGGGCAGATTTAAAAATTGTGATATTATGTTTTTTTATAGTCCTAATATTCAAACAGATAATGTTTATTTTTGGTTAAATGTTTATTCTCCACTTTTAACATATATTAGAAAGGATTTAGGATTACCAGAAACATCAGAATTAAGTAGACCACCAAGTGGAGAAGAGTGTTTTCATATAACAATCGGAAATTTAAAATAAAAAGAGTCCACGGACTCTTTTTTGTTTATATATAAAAATAAAAACAAACAATGATAAAGTATAATATTACAGTTTTTATTAGTGATGGTTCAGAATTAGTTTTGCCAGTTCAATATGAGAGTGATTATAATTTGAGAAAAGATGTAACAAGTATAGGTATTAATGGTATTTTACAAAAAGTAGATGGTGAAAATAGTTATCTATATTTTCCGCCTCATAAGATTGATAAAATTGAAGTAGAGGAAGTTAAATAGCAATTTCTAATTTAGATTTTAAAGTAGTTTTTATTTTCGATATATTTAATAAATAAAAATATAAATATTGTTGTATATAATGTTCTCTCATATCTAAATCATTACCCATTATTTTACACATATCATCGCGTAAGTCCATATAGTTTGATAATAAATCTAGAAGTTGATCTCCTGACATATTCATTAGTTCATCGAAAAAATATACTTTCATAAAAAGTAAATTTATGCGCAAAGTATTGTTTTTCGATACTTTTCGCAAAATATCACTCTTATATATTAAAAATATAAACTTTCTTACAAAAAAAGATATACTAAGAAAAAAATAAATTATATGAAAGAATACTCTATTACATTGAAATTTTCATTAGAATCAAAAAAGGCTGATTATGAAGATGTTTCAGAATTTGCAGAAAAATTAACTGAAAAGATTATGAATACTGACAGTTTAGTTTTTAGTGATGGAATTGAAATAACTGAAATAACAGTGAATGAAGTAGAAGATAATAATGATTACTTAGACTTAGACGAAGAAGAATTTTTAGACGAAGAAGAAGATTATTGATCATCTTTTTCTAGCATACTTCAAAATAATTAGTATCTTTGTACTAAATAAAAATGTTTCCTATTTTAGAAAAAATAGGTGGTGGTGATAAAATAAAAATTAATTAAAAAAATCACTAAAATGGAAAGAAAAATGATTACGTTTCCTGAAATCGGACAATTCAGGCAAATTATTAAAGTTATCACTGATAACACAAGGTATTCTGGTAAAGACGAAAATGGTGATGCTATTTTCGATGCTTCTAAAAGGTTACCAACCTTAACATTCACTGGCACGGTAAAATTACACGGCACAAATGCAGGTGTAACGTTAACTAAATATGGTGATATGTATGCTCAATCTAGAGAAAACGTAATATCAATTGAGCATGATAATGCTGGGTTTGCTTGGATGGTTGAATCTAACAAAGAAGTTTTCAAAGACTTTTTCAAAACTTTGGATATTAGAGATGCTGACTATATCACTATTTTTGGTGAATGGGCTGGTGGTAATATTCAGAAGGGTGTTGCAATCAACGGTTTGCCAAAAATGTTTGTTATTTTTGCTGTTAAATTGTCTTATGACGACGAAGCAAAAACTAACTACTTCTTAACCAACGATGAAACAAAACATTTGAAGAATGTTGATGCAAAAATCTACAATGTCCTTGATTTTGAAAACTACACCATTGACATTGATTTTGAAAATCCACATTTGTCTCAAAACAAATTGATTGAGTTGACTATGGCTGTTGAAGCAGAATGTCCAGTTGGTAAGTATTTTTTAAATGAAGTTTTATCTAATAACATTGCATATGAGCATCAAGATAAAATTTGGTTTGAAAAAGAAAATAAATTTACCGAAGATTTAAAAAAAGATCTTGTACCTTATTTTAAGGAACTTAGGAAAAAATCTACAACTGGTGTAAATTATATTAAATTTAATTTAAAATAATTTACATTTCCACACAATTCCAACATTTATATTTTTATATATAGAATAAAAAAGGTTGGAATTATGAAGGAGTATGTTACTTATATTATAACTTATAACGGTTCAAAACTACCAAAATATTATATTGGATCAACCAGTAAATCAAAAATATCAAATGGATATCTTGGTAGTATAAAAAGTAATCGATGGAAATCAATTTTTGAGGAAGAAATAAAAAATAATAGAAATTTATTTGAAATAAAAATATTAAATGAATTTGAAAATAGAAAAGATGCATTATTAGACGAATATAATATTCAAAAAGAATTAAATGTTGTCGAATCTACTGATTATTTTAATGAATCTTTTGCTACTGTAAATGGTTTCTTTGGAATGAATGTTGAAGGATCATCAAATCCGATGTATGGTAAAAAAAATGAAGTTATTGCAATTAATATAAAAACAAATGAAAAATTACGAGTTAGTAAAGAAGAATTTGAAAAAAATAATGATTTGAAAGGTGTTACATTTGGTTTATTTACTGTTGTTGATAAAAAAACAAATAAAAAAATACAAATATCCAAAGAAGAATATTATTTAAATAAAGATAAATATATTCATCATAATAAAGATAGATATGTATCACAAGAAACTAAAAAAATATTATCAGATCAAAGAAAATGTATAACATTAGCAAGAGATATATATGGTAATTTTTTAAGAGTTCATAAAGATGATATAAGATTTAAAACAGAAGAAATAGGAAATGCGAAATCTACATATTGTTTAATTATAGATTTAGATGGTAATGAGTATAGAACGTTTAATTTGAAAAAATTTTTTAATAAAAACAATCTTCAATTTCCTAGACCTGAAAACATTAATTCTGAAGGTGTCATAAATTTCAAAAAAATATCAAAAAAATATAAATCTACAAATGGTTGGAAAATAATAAAAAAATTTTTAACTTTATAAAAAAAAAATAAAAAATATGAAATACGAAATAAATTTAACAGAATGTGGTAATGAATTTAAAATGATAGAAAAGTTAGATGAAACTATTATTTTAGATATCTCAATGATAGGAGAAGGGATAGTTTATAAAACAGACACAGAACGTGGCACATTGAGGATGAAAGTAAAAGGTGAAAAGCATTCATCTTCAAAAGTTAAGACTCTTGCACCTGTTAATACAGAAAAAGTCAATTCAATCAAAGAATTCGCTGAATATGCAGTAACAGAATCAAGATTAGAGCAAGGTATTGAAAAAGTGTTCACTTCTGTTAATGAACAAATGGACATCAAAAAAATGGGAGATTTCTTGAAATGGATCACCAATGATGTTATCAAAGAAGAAATGGACACTTTGAAAGACAATGGATTAGAACCAAAAGAAGTAACTAGTGCAGTTTCAAATATCGCAAGAAAGTGGTTCTTAGATAAATGGAACTTAGGAAAATAAATAATGAAACCCATAGATTTAGTTCTATGGGTTTTTTTATTTTAAAAAATTGATTATATTTACTTAATGAAAGAAGAAATAATAGAAGATATAATTTATGAAACTATTTATAGATCGGCAAATTATCCCCATGTTGGTAATGATTATGTTTTAGCATCAAATTGGATATTACACAATTATGGAATAAAAGATATTGATGCAATATGCAATCTTGCAAAATTTATAGAATTAAATTGTACATATGATCGTAATATATCTGAAAAAGATTTTAAAATAATATTAAAGGAAATAATAAAATTAGCAAGAAAATATAAATTAGAAAAAATAGAAAATTATGAATAAAAATGCAATTCTATTTGCAAAAGTAGATAGAGAAGATTATTGGGTAACTGGTGGACTTGTTTTTAAAGTTGAAAATACTTCATTTTACGAAGATGCCTATAATGAAGTTAAGGAAAGACTTGAAACTCCAGAAATGATTGAACACATCATTGATGATAGATGTTTAGTTGATGATTTATTTGAAGGTGATGAAACTTTCAAATTTGTAAAAACATATTGGAAGTATTCTTTGTACTTTGTTTTTGAAAATGAAGAAGGTGAACAAAGAGAATATAGAATGTCCGCTGATTTTGTATACGTTCTATAAAAAAAATAAACTTTATAATTTTTTATATATAATAGTAGTAATAGTAATAGTAATCACAAAAACGAATAATTATGAATATTAATGAAATTTTAAATGGTACTGTAACCAACACTTCAGTCGAAGAACAGAAAGAAGTTTTAGATCAAATGAAAGAACAAAAAATATTTGATCTCACAGAAACTGAAAAAACAAATCTTATCAATTTTTTATGTGAAGAAGTGGACACTGAATTATCAGTAGATTATCTTTTTCATGTATTAGACTCTGAAATTTCTTATCCAATTGATGATGAAAAAGTTAAATCTCTTTTTGAAGATGATAGAATGAGGAAATTGAAGGATGTGATGATGGAAAAACTTCAAGATGATGAAGTCGGAGAAGTTTCAAGTGAAGAAGAAGATGTATAAATCAAAAAAGGAATTTCGATTCCTTTTTTTGTGGACTAAAAATAAAAAATATTTATGAGTAAAAAATTATCGATTATTGTAAAAGGAGATAACAATACTGGAAAATCAACTATGTTATTTCAATTAGAAAAATTATTAAAAGAAAATGGTTTTAATGTTGAATTATCATTTGATCATCATCCAGATTACAGTGGTGAAAATTCATTTTATTTCCACCAAAAAGAAGAAAAGAATTTCAACGAGAAAATTGTTGCACTTAAACAAGATTTGACAATAACTTTAAAAGAAGAACGAATTAGATAACAATAATTTAACATTTTAATAAACAACACATTACAAAATAGTTTAAACTATTTTGTAATTTTTTAATATAATTACAAAAAAAATAAAATGGAAGAAAAAGAAAGAACATTTTTTGGTAGGATAATTCACAAGATTTGGAAAAAATTTGATAAAGATGATGTATTGACAGAAGATCAACAAATAGCTTTTGATATTTTCAAAATTAATTTGGCAGATAAAAATAATGTTTTTTATTTAGATTATATTGCTGAACCTGGTGAAGAATGTAAAAAATATATCGTAACAAAATCTTATGTTCTAAATAAGGATGTTAATACTTTTATTATACTAAACTCTGGTGCTAATAAATTAATTATTGTAAATCATCAATATAAATATGATATTACTATGCCTACCAAGACTTGTAAAATAATGGATAAGATGTTTAATGCTAAGGTTAAAGAAGAAAGAGATATAATGGAACAAGAAATTTTAAGTAATATCACAGAAAGTTTAGATATTGTATTAAAGCAATTTAAAGATAAATTAGAAAAATCTAATTCTTCTGAACAATAATAAAAAAAGGAACTTATATTCCTTTTTTTATTTTAAATAAAAAATCTTTCCAACCAAGCCAACCTCTATTTTTTCTATTATAATATAATTCTGGGTGATTTGGTATAATTTCTGGAATTTTATTATTTTTTACATATTCTTTCCATATTTTTTCTGTTTTTATTTCAGATAAATTATTTTTAATCCATTCTTTTGCATCAATATAAGACAAATAATTAATACTTAATAAATTATCTTGTTTTCGACCTGTATTAAAAAAATCGCCCCAAGTTGACCATTCTTTATAATATTGATCAGGTGCAGTAGGAATATTCTTTGGTAAATTTCGAAATTGACTTCTTGATCTTATATTATTTTTAATCATAAACTCTTGTGATTCTTTATAAGACAAAAAAATATCTTTTTTATATTGATTGGCTATTCTTCCTGTATTCAAAAAATCACCCCAAGATATCCAACCTCTATTTTTATAAAATCTTTCAGGTCTATTTGGTATAAAATCTGGAATTTTATTTTCTTTTGCCGATTTTTTCCATTGGATTAATGTATATATTTCTAAATTATTCTTAACCCATTCTTTTGATTCATTATAAGAAATATATTTTTGTGCTTTAATGTTATCTTGTATTCTATTTGTTCCTAAAAAATCTCCCCAAGATATCCAACCTCTATTTAGATATGATTGTGCAGGGTCACTAGGAATATTATCTGGTAATAAATGAGTTTTTTTATACCATTCAGTTTTACCTTTTATGTTTAATTCTTTTATATAATTTTTACAATCTACATAAGAAATAGTGTAAAATAATTTATTTCCACCCTGACCACCATCTGTATAGTTTGTTAAATTTTTAAAATTTGAAATCCAAAATCTTTCTCTTTCTTCCCAATTATTTTCATCTACCTCTTCTATACATTTTATATTAACTTTTTTTCCATTATTAATAACACTTTTTATCCAATTTCTTTTATGTGTATTCTCACTATTTCTAAAAGATTCCAAAATATGTTCATTTAATCTTTTCACAATATCTTGTTTATTAGTTTTTCCTATATATCTAATTTCATCATTATCATCTTCATACAATCCATAAATAAAAATTTTTTCCATTTTGAGTTTGTTTTTATAGGTATATATAAAAATATATGAGTTCTATTTTTTATTATTAAAAACTTTTATTATATTTGATAATATTATTAATAAATAAATTAAAAAATGTAAATTATGAATGAATTTGAAAAGTATGCAATTAAACATGCAGGTATAGGATCTCTTGCGTTACACAATTATCAACGTATAACAAACGAATACATCAGTCCAACAATTATTGAAGAACGACAACTAAATGTTGCACAAATGGATGTTTTTTCTCGACTAATGATGGATCGTATAATTTTTCTAGGCACTGGTATAAACGATTATGTTTCTAACATTATCCAAGCACAACTTTTATTTTTAGAGTCTGCTGATAAATCAAAAGATATTATGATTTATGTTAATTCAGGAGGTGGAGGAGTTTCTGCAGGCTTAGCTATCTATGATACAATGCAATATGTAAAACCTGATATTGCTACAATTTGTACAGGTATGGCGGCATCTATGGCTGCAGTTCTATTGTGCGCTGGCACAGCAGGTAAAAGGAGTGCATTAAAACACTCACGAATAATGATTCATCAACCATCAGGTGGTGCAGAAGGACAATCTTCAGATATTCAAATTGCAGCTAAACAGATTCAAATTTTAAAAAATGAATTGTATGAAATTATAGCTGAACATAGTGGTAAATCTTTTGAACAAGTTGAAAAAGATAGTGATCGTGATTATTGGATGACTTCTACTGAAGCAAAAGCATATGGTATGATCGATGAGATTTTGATTAGAACAAAATGAAAAATTTTGATGATGATATTGAAGAATCACTTGATAAAGGTTATAAAAGATTAGCAATTGTAACTACAATTTGGTGTCTTATTACAACTCCAATTATATTTTTTATACCAGAAAGTGATCTTGTAATATTTGTATTCTTTTGGTTAATTTGGGCTCTTGTTGGAATTAGGTTATCTCCATGGTTGGTAGGAAAAATTTGGAAATATTAAAATGAAAAAATATTATATAATACAGCATCAATAAGTTAAACTAAATGTATATAATTTAATATATAAGTTATGCACATTTATAAGACAACAAATTTAATAAACGGAAAAATTTATATTGGTCAAGAAAAAGGAAACAATATAAATTATTTAGGTTCTGGTAAAATACTTAAACTATCTGTAAAAAAATATGGATCAGAAAATTTTAAAAAAGAAATTTTACAAACTTGCTCTGATCAAATAGAATTAAATGAGGCTGAAGTATTTTGGATAAATAGTTCTAATTGCTTACATCCTATTGGATATAATATATGTAATGGTGCCTTTGGTGGTGATAATTTTACAAATAATCCTAATAAAGAGATAACAAGAAAAAAACTTAGTGAAAAATCTCATGGATGGATTTTTAATAATTGGTCAGGTCGTACTCATTCAGATCAGTCAAAAGAAAAAATGAGTGAATCAAAAAAAGGAAAGGCAACAAGAGGAATAGGTTGGCATCATAGCGATAAAACTAAACAAAAATTATCAGAAAAATTTATCAACATAACATATGAAGAACGTTATGGTGTTGAAAGATCAGAAATAATAAAACAAAAAAATAGAGAAAAAAGTATAGGTAGAAGTTATGATAGAACTGACATATGTGGTGAAAATAATCCATCTAAAACTCAGGAATCTCGTAAAAAGATATCAGATAAGAAAAAAGAAAGTGATAAAATTAAGATTAAATGTGAATTTTGTAATATTGAATTTACAAAACCAAATTATATAAAATCGCACGGTAAAAATTGTAAATTATGCAAGAAAAATTAGATAATTATTTAGTAGAAAAATATCCAAAAATTTTTATAAACAGGTATAAAGGACCAATGGAGTCTTGCTTATATTTTGGTTTTGAGCACAACGATGGTTGGTTTTGGTTATTAGATCAACTTTGTGAATCTATTCAAGGATATATTGATAATAATAATAAATATAGTTCTGAAGATAAGCAAATATCACAAGTAATTGCATCACAAGTCAAAGAGAAATTTGGAGGACTAAATTTTTATTACTCTGGTGGTGACAATTATATTGATGGTATGGTATCAATGGTAGAACATATGTCTTATAATGTTTGTGAGTTTTGTGGATCAACTGAAAATGTTGGAAGAACATCTGGTTGGATTTATACAATTTGTAAAGATTGTTATGCTACATCAGATAAAAGAGTTTCTTCATTAAAGTGGAAAGAACATGAAGATAAGAAAACTGAAATTTGTAAAGAACTAAGAAAAATTAAACTTGATAAAATAAAACAACATGGATACGAATGATAAAGTAATTAGAGCACTATTATTAATATTTGGTACATTAGGTATATTTAGTGGTGTTATGTGGACATTTACACAGCCTAATAATCCTTGGCTGTGGTTTAGTAGATTTACATCTGGTGTGTTGTTTTTAGGTATTTATGCGATTCTTAAAAAAATGAATCAATGTGGAAAAAACTAAATAGTATTTTACATGATAAACACGATTATCATTTAGATCCTACTCTAAAAAATGAAGTTGAAATATCTGACGAATTACTTCAATCAGCAATAAAATATCAAAAATATCTTTTCATAAGAAAGATTAAATACTTCTTTGAATACGATAAATTATTTTTTGTAAAATTATTTTTAAGATACTCTCTTAAATTAATTTTGATTTTATTAAGCTTAATGTTATTTGCATATTTTGTTTTATTAGCTTTTGGTGTAGATATTAGTGTTGATGTTAAAAAAGTGCCAAAAGTAGATTATACTCAAACTCCAGTATATATTCCATCAACTGGTGATGTAAAAAAAGATTCTGCACTTATTATAGAATATAAGAAAATTGTAAATAAAAATGCCAACTATATTATATTTTATTTAAAGGATCCTTCCAAAAATTATACAATGTGGAAAGAAAATCTACATGGCATAGAATCAAATGGTTGGGAAAATCCATATGAAGCTAGAAGAGAAAATAGTCAATATTGGGGCAAATATCAATTAGGCGAAAGTGCAAGAAAAAGTATTAACCTAAAAGATATTTCTTGGGAAAAATGGAAAGATAGTCCAGAATTACAAGAAGCAGCTCTTAGAATGTGGGTTGATATATTATATCAATATATGAAGCCAGAGATTGAAAGATTTGACGGAACATTTCTAAATGGTTGGGCTATAACAGAATCAGGAATAATTGCTATGGCGCATAATGTTGGACCAGAACCAGTTAAACAATTTTTATATAGTGGTGGTAAAAAAGTACCAAAAGATGGTAGTGATAAGGATGCAACAAGATTTTTAATTTTAGGAAATTATAATTTAGAAATAAAGAAATGAAAGATATTGATAAAGAAATTTTAGAATTGAAAGAAGGTCTTCTTGAAAAGTATGATATCAAAACTGATAGAGATTTGATGCGTCAATTGAATTTAGAAGATGATGATGAAAGTAAAAAAAGAATTTACGCCTGGCTAAGATATCAATGTGCTTTCTCATATAGAGAAGGATATAATGATGGGTATGAAGAAGGATTTGATGATGGTCAAGCAAGCGTATAAATGAAAAATTACTCAAAGATATTATACAGTATTAAGCAATGTGAAGGTTGTGCTATAACTTTTATAGTTCATCCAAATGATATTGGTGTCAATAAAGATTATATTTTATCTATACTTGAAGATTTGAAATCAGAATATAAAGTAGAGATTCAGCTTTTAGATGCAACTAATATTAAAGAAAAAACAGTCATATTTATTGAGTACAATAAAGATATTGATTTTACGAAATTGACTGAAAATCCAAACGTCATATTGATGGTGTCAAGAAATTATCATGAAACAAGTAACACAGAAATTATTGGTAGTGTTGTAAAATACACATCTGAACTTATTTTCTTGTTAAAAAATAAAAAGTTACAAATTTTGAAGTCCAGATTTGTACAAGAGAATGATAAAAAATTATTCGATATAAATAATGCAGTTAGAAATTTCAAATTAAAAAACCTAGAAAATGAAAGCAAAAGAGACTAAAAAAGAAGCAAAAAAGGAGCCAACAAAAACTCCAAAAGAAAAGAAATTGGCAAAAAAAGCCAAAAAGGAGAAGAAATAATTTAGAATATATCTAAATAAACTTCTGTTGTGAATTATTCTACAAACATTATTATTAATTAAAAAAACAATTTTTATGAATCAAACAGTGTTAGATTTGTTGATCACTTGGGGCTGGATTTTGCCCGTTTTATTAATGCTTGTTTTCTACAAATGGACTTTCCGTTTGTTTGGTATTTGGATTATACCAGAAGATAAGGTTGGTATTGTAACGAAAAAATTCAAACTATTTGGTGCAAATAAAATCCTTAAAGAAGGAGAAATTTTTGCATGTAATGATGAATCTGGTATTCAGGCAGATGTGTTGAAACCAGGTGTTTATTTTTGGTATTGGCCTTGGCAATATGGAATTGACATTGAACCTCTTTTAGTTATTGAAAAAGGAAAAATTGGTTTAGTTCAAGCAGAAGGTGGAAAAGAAATCCCAGTTGGTAGAATTCTTGCTAGAAAAGTTGAATGTCAGAATTTTCAAGATGCTAAAGCATTCTTAACTAATGGTGGTCAAAAAGGTCGTCAGACTCAATTCTTAACAGCAGGTACTTATCGTATCAATCACAGACTTTTCAAAGTCACAAATTTTGATATTATAAGAATATCACCTAATACTGTTGGTATTATTACTATCCTTGATGGTGAACCGTTGGAACAAGGCTCAATCGCAGGTCCTCATGTTCTTGGACATAATAACTTTCAAGACCCTGATGCATTCTTGAATAATGGTGGTCGTAGAGGTTTGCAAGAACAAGTTGTATTATCTGGTTCTTATAACTTCAATCCTTGGTTTGTCAATGTTGAAGAGATTCCAATGACTGAAATTCCAATTTCAAATGCTGGTGTTGTAGTATCTTATGTTGGACCAGAAGGTATTGACTTGTCAGGTACAGATTTTATACATGGAAACATTGTAGAAAAAGGCAAAAAAGGTGTTTGGAAACAAACTCTTGATCCAGGTAAATATCCTATCAATACAAAGATTATGCGTGTTGAAGTTGTACCAACCTACAACATTGTATTAAACTGGGCTAATGCTCGTACAGAAGCACACAACCTTGATGATAAACTTTGCACTATCACAGTTCGTTCAAAAGATGGTTTTAAATTCAACCTTGATGTTTCTCAGATTATCAACATTTCTTACACTAATGCTCCTATGGTTATTGCACGATTTGGTTCTGTTAAAAACCTGGTTTCACAGGTTCTTGAACCAACTATTGGTAACTATTTCCGTAACAGTGCACAGGATTCAGATGTTATTGATTTCTTAGTAACTCGTTCTGAAAGACAGAAAGAAGCAAAAATGCACATTAAGAATGTTCTAGATGTATATAATGTGACTGCTGTTGATACATTGATTGGTGACATCGTTCCACCAGAAGAATTGATGAAAACATTGACTGACCGTAAAATTGCTGGTGAGCAGGAAAAAACTTTCACCACTCAAAAGATGGCTCAGTTGACAAAACAGGATCTTGAAAAACAAACTGCTATTACAAATATGCAAGGACAACTTATAGGTGCAGATTTAGGAGTTGAAATTTCTAAGAAAAATGCAAATGCAGCAATTGAAAGTGCAAGAGGTAAAGGTGAGTCTGTTAAAATTCAAGCCGAAGCTGAAGCTTTTCAAAAGAGAATCAATGGTGAAGCAGAAGCAAGTGCCACTCTTGCAGTAGGTACAGCAACTGCTGAAGCTTACAAATTAGCTGTTGATGCTATGGGTAATAATAACTTTGCTCAGTTTAAGATTATGGAAGAAGTTGGTAAAAACAAGGTCAACATTATGCCACAAGTACTTATCGCTGGTGGTGGAGGCTCAAATGGCGGAGGCTCAGATGCTTCAATTGGTGCTCTTCTAGGATTTGAAATTCTAAAGAATGCAAATAGATTAACTGAAGGCAACACTTCTAAATCAGAATAAAATGGGATATTCTACTGATTTCAATGGTTCACTTAAATTAAGTCGTCAGGCAACTGAAGAAGAAAGAGATTATATCAATCTAATTTCTGATACACGCAGAATGAAACGTGATGTGAATAAATTGATGGAACTTTATCAAGGCAAATATGGAAATCCGTTTGCCGTTGATAATACTCCAGAATCTATTTACGGAGAATTTGGTGAATATTTTGTAAAAGATACTAGTGATTCATCTATCATTGATCATAATTGTGCACCTGGAGAATCTCATTATGGTTCACCGAAGTCAACAAAAATTGGTCAACCTGGTTTATGGTGCCAATGGGTTATTGATGAATATGGTTATGAACTTGAATGGAATGGCGCAGAAAAATTCTATAACTATATTGAATGGTTAAAATATCTGATTGATCGTTTTTTTGAACCTTGGGGAATTAAACTCAATGGTGAAATAGAATGGCAAGGTGAAGATATTAGCGACCGTGGCAAAATTGTAGTAATAGAAAATGTTGTTAAAATCTACGAAGTAAAATACGTTGAATCTGATGAAGATGATTATTAAAGAGTAAATGGTTGTATTCGGCATAAACCACTCAACCAGAAGCCTTCCGTATGGAAGGCTTCTTCTTTTTTAAAAAATGAGTTTTTTTATTTTATATATACTTAAAAAATAACTCATTAATATGAAAAAAGTAAAAACATTTGAAGCATTCTTACTTGAGTGTGGAAAAGGCGACAAACCTGAAATGAAAGAAAAGAAAGAAAAATGTACAAAGTGTGGTAAGGGTAAGAAATGTAAATGTCCAAAAGAAGAAGAAAAGGAAGATTAATTAATTTCTGGTATTTCTCTTTTTAGAACATTATAAATATGATAGTTTCCAATTTCTTAGTTTAGAGTTATGTTAATAACTTTTGGGTTAACTACAAAACCCTCTATTCCATTTGTAAAAACATTTGGAATTGCTTTTCTTAGAATATTATAACTACCATTTATATCAGCATTAATAGTCTGATTTGACTTGCTAATTTTGTATAAACCTCTTGATTTACGATATCCACTAAAAATATAATTATTTTTAGTGTTTTTATCGTAAATTGGTATAACATCTAAATTCAAGAAAGATGCTTTACTGGTATAACTTTCCTCTTGAATGATAACACGAATACCCTCTTTTTCGCATTTATACTCTAACATTTGTATAAATCTACTATGTGGTATTTGAATGAAATTTTGATTGGATTTCTTTGACATTTTTGCTTCAAATTTCCAACCATCATTTTTACCAATAACTAATTTTGATATATTATTTGATACTAATGTTTTAACTATTTCTTTGCTTGCTTTATGCAAATAATTATCTACTTTATTGTTTCTTTTGTTTGTTAATGACCTTAACTTTCTGCTTGATCTTTTTTTATTTATTAACTCAAGTGTTGATTTCATCAAAGCCATTTTTTTATTATAGTATTGATTTATTGATTTTAATGGTTTACCATTAAAAATTAATGGTTGAAATCCTTTAATATTTGAAGTAAAAGTGACCAAATTGCTCACGCCTAAATCAATAGAACCATACCTTTTATTATCTCTAACTTGTTGTTTTTCATTAAAAGTATAGCACACTTCAATAATATACTGATCTAACCTTGGTATAATTCTGACACAATCTATTGATTCGAAGTCTTTTAATTTTGTTGTAAATTCTATATTAGTACCTGATAATTTGATTTTGCTTGCTTTATTAAATATTTTCTTTGATATTGCTTGATAATTATACGATATGATAAATCTACCGTTTTCTTTGTTCAAATATTTAGGTTGCTCTGGTTTACCTTTATATTTTGATGGAATTTTACTATAATCTATCATTGATTTGAAAAATGACTTATAAATCTTTTGTATCTGAATTGTGGTTGCTGTTGAAACTTTCATAGGTAATTCCTTGAAACAACCTTCAACCTTCATATAATTGAAGAGTTTATTAAGAACATCATATTTATTTTCTTTTAAGTCTTCTTTAATTAGATACAAGGATCTATTATAGATATTTTTTGATTTAAAGCATAAATCATCACACTCTTTAAAATTTGAATGGTATTTAGTTATTATATGTCTCTCAGTTAATTTCAAGTATATATACTTATTTTATACTATTATATATAAATATAATAAAGTCAAAAAGCCTATTTTTATACTGTTTTAACATATTTTAATATAATTTAACAATTATGAAATTCCAGGAACATCTCTAAGTAATATGTTGTAAATATGATACATTTTGATCTTTAGCATTGCTATAGTTTTTAATTCATTCTTCCAATTAATATTAGATAGAACTTTAATGATTCTATCTTTTATTTTTTCGTTATGTATCTTAATTTTATATTCTCCAGCATATCTTTTATCTTCTCTACTTAATATTTTTCCAGCACATCCAGATCCCCAATAAACCATTCTGATATCATAATCTTGAATATCATTGTAATCTTTTTTAGCATCTCTTACAATTGTAATATCATTCATTTTAAAACTTGGTTTTTTATGTAAAGTTTCACCACGTTTATAAATGTTTAAACAACAATTTATTTTTCTATCTGTAAAATATTGGAATCCAAGTTCTTCGCTATAAATTAAATCAAATTCAAATAGACTTGCATTATTATTTAATTGAGATATTGGTAATATAAAAGAAATGTAATCACCAAGTTCAACTGATTTCTTAAAAAATTTAACAACTAAATGCATTTTAGGTCCATATGGCGGATTGCCAATAATCAATCTTCCTTTTTTGTAAGGTAAGTCTAATTGTAAAAAATCTTGTTGGATTATATCTTTGTGTTCTGGTTCAATGTCATAAGCAGTACATTTTAGTTGATTTGAGAAAGAACCATCACCAGCACTAGGTTCTACTATGTCCGTAATGTTTTCTTCACCTATGAGTTCAAAAGTCTTATCTATGCAATATTTAGATAATTCTATTGATGTATAATATTTATCATTCTGAATTTTTGTCATTCAATCTATTTAATTTTTTCTTCCTAATTTGCTTAATTGTTGGAAAGAAGTATTCGTGTTCTTCTTTAAGTACTTGTGAAATTCGTCTTTCAAGGTTTTCCCACATTGTATGTTCACCTTTTCGTTCAATAACTTCATAGCATGATCTTAATGCAATATTTGCTTCTATTAAAAGTTCTCTTTCAGATTTTTCCATATTATATTTATATAAAAATATAATGAAAGTTTTTTTATTTGAAAAATTGTTGTATCTTTGTACTAAATAAACATAAATAATAAATGAAAACACTTTATAGAGTAATTGTTGGTAGTCAATCATATGGAACTAATGTAGAAGGTAGTGATATTGACTACAAAGGTATTTATGCCCAAGATACTGATGAACTAATTGGTTTCGGTTATAAAGAACAACTGAATACCAATAAAGACGATACTTCCTATGAAATTAGGAGATTTTTGGAATTGCTTGAAACTGCAAATCCAACTGTACTTGAAATGCTTTTCAGTCCAGAAGATTGTATTGTTGAAAAACATCCCGCTTTTGATATCCTTATTGAAAATAGGAAAAAATTCTTAACCAAGAAATGTTTATTTTCTTTTGGTGGTTATGCAATTGCTCAGATCAAAAAAGCAAAAGGTCTTGATAAAAAAATGAACTGGGAGAAAGATAGAGTAACTCGTAAAAGTCCTATTGATTTTGTTTATGCTTATATCAATGGTAAAACTGTTCCAGTTTTAGAATTCCTGAAAAGTAATTTCCTGAAGCAAGATAGATGTGGTTTAGTTGCATTAGATCACTTTAGAGATTGTTACGCATTATATCATGACTATTCTGGTGATTTACTTTATAGTGGTATTATTGCAGAAGACTCAAATGAAGTTAGATTATCTTCAGTTCCTAAAAATCAGAGACCATTAACTGTTGTTTATTACAATAAAGATGGTTACACTATGCATTGCAAAGACTACAAAGAATATACTGAATGGCTGAAGAATAGAAATACTCAAAGATATGTTGACCTTGCAAGTCACGATCAACAAATTGATGGTAAAAATCTTCTACATTGCAGGAGACTTCTTGATATGGCAATGGAAATTGCACAAACTGGTGATATTCAAGTTCGTAGACCTAATGCAGAATATCTTAAAAGTATTAGGAAAGGTCTTGTTTCTCTTGAAGATATTATTTCAGATGCAGAAAGAGACATCAAATTATTGGATGATCTTTACAAAAATTCTAATCTTCCAGACAAAGTTGAAAAAGGATTTGTTAATGAATTATTACTTAAAATTAGACATACACTATGAAAAAATTTTTTCTTATTGTTTTTTGTGCAATCTTATTTGCATCTTGTATTGGAGTTGAAACTTCAGTATTTTCAACCGATAAGGTTGAAAATACTGATTATCCTGACCCACGTCCATTTGTTGTTGATAAAATAAAATCAGTAGATGACAAAAATTGCGAATATGTTACTAATAAGTGGAATTATATTGCTACTGAATTTTTTGCAGCTCATGCTTCTTTTGTAGCAAAAAAAGGATTATTTCAAATTGGTGATACTGTTACTGTTTGTAAATATACTAAAACAAAATAAAATGATCAAAAGAATATTTGAAGTTATTATATTCATAGTTGCACTTATTTATGTGTTATGGATGGAAGTGACCACGCTAATTAGAAAAATTCTAACTCTTGTTCTGTGGCTCATAGTAAATGTTATAGACGTAGTTTTAATAATTCCGTTGTCCTTTGTGTGGACATTAACGAAGTTTATAAACTTTACAACACAGGCTCTATTGATAGTGGGGATGCATTAATGAGAGTTATGAATCTTATTGAAAAAATATATCCAAATATGTATCAATAATTTTTTTATTCGGAAATTAGTTGTATCTTTGTACAAATAAAAATAATTCAAAAATAGAATAAACTTAATAAAAAATAATAATATATAACATTATGAAAACTTTCAATAACATCAATCTAGTCCTCTTAAGCCTATTGTTACAAAACAACAGGACTGGGGAAGATACGCTATTGTGAGAATAAATATATAAACTCTTAAATAGATAAACCTCAGTCAAAAACTGAGGTTTTTCTTTTTTAAAAATGTTGGATGGTGAAATTGGTAAACACGTGAGGAAAGAGAGCCTCAGCAGTAAAAAAACTAAAAAATAAAGTCTGTATGTTAGTTCGAGTCTAACTCCGATAACTAAAAAAAAAAATTATAAATATGAAATTAATAGATGTTGTAAGAAATGATAATATGGCACATTTTAGTCATTTTTGTGGTGGTAATTTATATTACACTGTAGAAGTTGAAGGTGATACATATTTGTTTAATATAAGTACAGATCCTAATGAAGTTGGTGTCGCTGACTTTACAGCAGAAATGAAAGCTGTTACATTAATGAGATATATTAGAAAATGTATTGATAGTGAAGAATTTTATAAGATAAGATAATATCTTGCTCTGATGATGGAATGCAGACATGCTGGCTTAAGACACCAGTGCCGAAAGGTGTGAGGGTTCAAGTCCCTCTCGGAGTACAATAATTGGTCCTGTGGTGGAAAATAGGAAATACACTTTGGTTTTAAACGCCAACGCCCATAGAGGATTGAGGGTTCGAGCCCCTCCAGGATCACAAAAATAAATGTTCCCTTAGCCCAACGGTAGAGGCGATGGCCTTAGAAGTCATACAGTGTCAGTTCGAATCTGACAGGGAATACAATATGGTCGCATAGTCCAATTGGCAGCAGACATTAGGCTTAACCCTATCCAGTGTGGATTCGAATTCCACTGCGACTACAATAAATAAATAGTAATACTTATCAATTTTGTCAAAATATGACTATTAATTATTTATATATAATAATAAAAATATTATGGTAAATAAAGAAGAATTAATAGAGATTGTAAAAAATTCTATGTCATATGCAAATGTTTGTAAGCAAATAGGTATATCATCAGTTGGTGGAAATTTTAATAAAATAAAAAAATACATTAAACTCTATGATATAAATATTGATCATTTTACTGGTCAAGGTTGGAATACTGGTGATAGATATAAATTTTTTGGAAAATTAATACCATTAGATAAAATATTGAAAGGAGAATATCCAACATTTCCTACTAATCATTTAAGAGTAAGATTAATAAAAGAAGGAATAAAACAAGAAAAATGTGAAATATGTGGAATAACAGATTGGAATAACAAAAAAATATCTTTTCATTTAGACCATATTGATGGTGATAATACAAATCATAAATTAGATAATCTGAGAATTTTGTGTCCAAATTGCCATACTCAAACAGATACATATGGATCTAAAAAAAGAAGTAAAAAAATTTATTATTCCAGATTAGAATTGTTAAAGGCAATTTATGAATCTAAAACTTATACAGAAGTCAAGAAAAAATTAAATTTATCAAGAAATGGTGACAATGAAACTATAAAAAATATTTTATTTGAATATAATGTTAAATTTACAGAAAAAGAAAAAATACAAGATATTATATTAAAAGAAATTGAATTTGAAAATAATAAATTAAAAGAAAAAATAATTAAAAGAGTCAGAAGATCAAAAGATGAAATATCAAAAAATTATTGTGAATGTGGTAAAGAAATAACAAAAAATGCTAAACGATGTGAAATCTGTGAAAAGATAAAACAAAGAAAAGTTAAAGATAGACCATCAAAAGAAGAATTGATTTTAATGATTAAAGATAGTAGTTTAGAAGCAGTTGGAAGGAAGTATAAAGTGTCTGGAAATGCTGTTAAAAAATGGTTAAAATTGGCGGTGTGATGTAACTGGTAAACGTGCAACACTCAAAACGTTGTGTCGAAAGGCGTGTCGGTTCGAGTCCGATCACCGCTACACTTAAATTAAACTTTTTAATTTAGATTTAATATACATAATATCTTTGTTAAAATTAGATTGGTGGTCAGCCCCGAAAACGATGAAAAAATTATTTTTCATCGTTTTTATTTTATATATACATATTATGAAAATTAAAAGATTCAATCAAATAAATGAAGCAGAAATTAGTCAACCACCTGGCACTAATTTAGACAAATATTATAAATGGTATAAAATGTGGTGTGATGAAAATGGGTTAGAATATAATTTTGCAACTACAGACCAAAAAAAGATTTTAGAAATAGGAACAAAATATGCAAAAGATAATGGTTTGCCAAATATTCTATATTATAAATAGTCCTGATTAAATCAGGATTTTTTATTTTAAATAATTTTTACTATCTTTGTTCGTCTGGAGATTCCAGATGAAATACAATCAAAAACATCATTTTTAAGTATAAAAGTCACGAATATAAACATTTTAATATAAATTCGTCTGGAGATTCCAGACGACAAATAAAAATTAAATGATTAAGCAAGTTTTAGAATCACTAAGTTTTAAAGAATATTTTAATGGTTGTGCAGATGATTTAACTAAATGCTGGTCTGAGCCACATAGACATTTTCATACTCTAACTCATTTAGGGAAAATTCTTAAATTGATTGAAAATGATAGAGATAAATTATCAGATATTGAATATGATATTTTAAGAGTTGCCGCAATTTATCATGATATTTCTTGGTTGCCAAGAGAAGACAAATATAATATTTCTGAAAGTATTGAAAAATTTGAAAATGATTTTTATGATTTAGATTTTGTCTATAAAGATAAAATTGGTGATATTATAGACAGTACGAATAATCACAATTTCAATCATACAGATAAATTAATAAGAATGTTCAATTCATATGATATGGATGGAATTCTAAATGGCGATCTACAAACATTGATTGAAGATGGTGATAATGTTTCAAAAGAATTCAATTTAGATATTGATTTTTTTAAAGAAAAAAGAATTGAATTTTTAGAAAAATACAAGAAATATAATCAAAATATTCAATTATGTATTGATTATTTGAGATAATTCCTTATCTTTGTACTCTTAATCATTTAATAAATTATTATGAATCTATTAGAAATTGAAAGCGGACTAATCAACGCAGTAGAGGAAATCATTGAAGCATTAACTGAATATGGTGATGATTCAATGGAACTACAAAACATGGATAGAGACTTAAACTATTGGGATAATTGTTTGAAAGAGTTAAATAATATTTTAATTAAAAAATCATGAAAATAATATTAATACCAATACTGAAATACTTTTTCACTACATTTATTGCAATATTAAATTTAATATTTACAATATTTTCTTATATCTTAATTACTCTTTGGGAATTAAAGTATATGAGTTGGGGTGAATACTTGGTATATACTTATTCGTGTGAAGTTGAATCGCCAAAAGATTCTGTTATTAATATTTTAATTAAAGAACGTTTTATTAACACAATAAAACGTTGGATTAATTTTGAATATACAATTTTTATGTGATACGGTAACCTTTAGTAATTAATTTACGTATAAGTATTATGAAAAAGAAATGTAAAACATTAGAACAACTAACCAAGAAAGAACTGATAGCATTAGTTATTCAAATCAGACCAAAGGCAGATGCCTATGAAAGAGTTTGTGAAAAACTTGGTATTGAGAATAATATTCTTGAAGAGTTTGAAAGAATTAAAGCATTGAAAAATATTCATTATGAACAAAATTGAGATGATTATCTTTGCAATTATAAGTGTAATTGCACTTTTAGTAACTTTTGATTTTACTGTATATGTAATTTCATCTGCACCAAGGTCAAGTTATTTTACTAAACGGCACACTTATTTTAGACTCTAAAGGACATTGTACAAATTCAGTTATTGATCATATTACTATGTCATTAGATGGAGAAAAGAAGTGGATAAAAGAACTTGAAAAAGGATCATATATTGATCGTGATAAAAAAGTTTGGGATAAAGAAAAGTGTAATAGAATGCTCACCTATTTAACTAGTAAATTGGAACGTGATTATGAAATAGGTGAGTTTATACATGAAACAGAACATTACTGTTTTGATTTAATTTTAACTAGTGAAAATACAATTTCATTGATTGATTTCGGTGAATATGATGATCTTCGTAAAGCTAGTGGTATTGATTGGAGATGGTGTCTGAAATCAATGTATCAACTGGAGAATTGTTATTCACAAATTTTTTCAAACAAGACAACATTTATGAATTTCCAAAAGATGTAAATTCATATGATTCTGAACATTCAATAAATGGAATTACTGGTCGTAATAATCTTATGCAATATTTAGCATCTCAGAATATTGGTTACGGTCAAATGGGGAATATGTCAGTTAATGTATTTGTGAACAAAGCTGGTGATGAAATAATTATTGGTGCAGATTATGGTTATACAGAAGAAAAAGGAGAATTTACTGTTAAACATAAAGGATTTAAAAATTTGGGTTCAATTTCATTGAGTGTGTGGCGTTGGATGTGTGGAGACTTAGAAGTATTGCGTGGACATGGAGAAGTGATTCCAGACAATATCAAAGTGAACAAACAAACTGAAAATGATTACAAAGATTATATCTTGACTAAGGTTCAACCAGGCACATGGGTTATTGAACATTATTATGATTTTTTAAAAAGAGACGATGAAGTAATTTATTCTAAATTATATTTGAAGAAATAAAAAAGGGAGTTTTTAACTCCCTTTTTTTTCATAAGTTATATTTTATTGTTGCTATTTCATAATCTGAAATTTCTCTAATAATATTATAAAAATCTAAATAATGATTTTTATCACCAATTAAAAATTTATATGGAGAATTAATATTCCGATTTTTTCTAATACTTATTAGTTTTGCTATATATTTTTCACCTTTATGTTTTACAATAAAATGCTTATTAATATCAGAATCAATAAGTTGTTTTGTACTTGGTGTCATTTCAAATGTTTTAAGAAATTTCATAAAGTTGTAGTATTCCTCAGTTTAGCAATTGCTTGTTGCATAATATCAATAGTCAAATCTTTTATTTTTGGCAAATTAAAATCTCCACTTGAACTCTGATTCCAAGGTTGTTCTGGCTTAATACAAATTTTACTCAATGGTTTAGAATCACATACCTTTGGAGCATCATCAACCATAATATCTACATATTTCCATTTATCTTTTGCCATATCAACAAATATTATATCATCGTATTTAAATCCATATTTATCTAACCATTCTTTAGCTTTCTCTTTAGCTTCTGGTGTAATCTGATTGGTTACTATATTAAGAATGTGACCGTGTGTTTTAATGAAGTCATAGATATTATTGATGGTATTTACTGCATCAGGAAAAGGCTGTGCCAAATCAAACGTTTCAGCCTTTTTAGCTTTCATCCATTTATTTGGATCTGCTCCATCATAATTCATTTTGGTGTACCAAAACCAATCATCAACTGGAGTTACTTCATTATTTGGAAATGTTCTCTTAAATAATGTATTATATGCTTCAGTGAAGTTACTGATAGTTCCATCGATATCTATTCCTATTGTTACTTTATTTGTAAAGGTTTCGTATAATTCTAAATGTTTCATATGTTAAATTTATTTGCGGTTAATTTTATTTCTAATTCTTCTCTTGTTGGAGCAAAATCAACAATGTGGTTTGTATCAGAGTTTATATATTGTGTAATTTTACCAGGATCATCTTTGAATGGACTATAGTTATATTTAACAAGTAATTCAAACATATGCTTTAGTTCAACTACTTCTCCTATATTATTGTTTATAACATCTTTAATTGCATCATAAGTGTTATGTACATCAAAATATTGTTCATCATTTTTATAATTTAATTGAACAAAGTCGCCAGTTCTTGGCATTCTATTTAATTCTTTTACTGATGATTCAAAATTTTCATATGTTCTTAGGTGTTTCATATGTTATATTTTTTTTATTATATATAAAAATTTTTTCCTCAAAATAGAAAAATACGACTTTATTATATTTATATATATAATATATGTTTTTAACTTGTAAAATGCGATTGAATAGTTTAGATAAAATTCATTACGATTTATTAAATGAAATGACCTATCTATCTAAAAATATTTATAATTCAGCATTATATGAAATAAAAAATTATTATAATTCAACCAATTCCTATATGGATTATCAAAAAACTTGGAATGTAATTAAATCAACAGATAATTATGAAAAACTACCATCACAAGTTGGGCAACAAACACTAAAAATAGCAGATAGAAATTTTAAATCTTTTTTTGCATTATTAAGAAAAAAATCAAAATATAGTAATTTTGATAGATCAATCCAACTCCCAAAATTTCTTAAAAAAGATAGTAATTATGTCTTAATTTATACTAAACAATATATCAGAGTAAAAAACAATAAAATCCATTTATGTTTATCTAAATATCTAACAGATAAATATAAAACAAAATTAGTTATTAATTTACCAGAATATATTAAAGATAATGAAATAAAAGAAATTAGAATTTTACCAAGAAATAATTGGTTTGATTTGCATATAATTTATGATAAAAAAGAATTAGAAATAAAATCTAATGAAGAATATCTATCAGTTGATTTAGGTGTTAATAATTTAATGACTTGTGTTGATACAAAAAATAATAAATCATTTATTATTGATGGTAAGAACTTTAAATGGAAAAACCAATTTTTTAATAAAAATCTTGCTGATAGGAAATCAAAACTAAAAAAAGTGAATAATAAACATAAATCAAATAAGATTAATAAATTATATGATGATAGAAATAATTATTTAAGTAGTAACTTTCATTTAATAAGTAAAAGAGTTGTTAATTATTGTATTGATAATAAAATAGATAACGTGATAGTTGGATATAATAAATTATGGAAAGAGAATTCACAAATGTCTAAAAAGGTTAATCAAAATTTTGTTCAATTACCTTTTGGTAAGTTGATTAATTATATTGAGTATAAATGTAAATTAAATGGAATAAAATTTAGTACTAATGAAGAATCATATACATCAAAGTGTGATGCTCTTGCTTTAGAACCAATAAGGAAGCAAGAAGTCTATTCTGGGGAAAGGATAGAAAGAGGGTTGTTTAAATCTTCAAATAATAAAGTAATAAATTCAGATGTAAATGGTGCTATAAATATTTTAAGAAAAGTAAATAAATGCAAAGGTGAGTCTTTTGTGAAAAAGATAGCTGAAAGTGGTGCTGTGATTGTGCCGATAAAAATAAGACTGAAAGATTTATCCTCAGCAACCTTTTTATAAAGAATCCTTCAAATCATAAAAGTATAACTTTGATTTTATAATTATTTATAACTTTAAAAAGTTTTTTTAATATATAAGAAAAAAAAAGAAAGGAGGCTATCATGGAAAGTAAAGTAAAAAAAGATTGTTATCACTGTATTCACATTAGACCAAGCAGGAATAATAAATGTTCGGTGAAACAAATTTTAATTCAAGATGTGCACAATTTTTGTTGTGAAAATTTTCAAGTAGATACTTATTTGGCAAGACTGGAAGAGAAAAAATCAGATGAGCCCTATGAACAGAAAAACCTCCAATTGGAGGTTTTTTAGTTTTATTCTACTAATAATTGTTTTTTGGCTAATAATGAGTCATCTGGTAATGATTTCATTTCTAAAGAAATACTTCCACCATAACATTCACAATTAACTTTTTTATCTTTTCCAACACTAAATATAATAAATCCAGCAGATATCGGATCAAAACTTAAAAATTCTTTATGTTGATGATTTTCAGAAAAAACAATTATGGTATCTTCTTTTGTTCTAATATATTTTACTTTTCCAAAAAAATCTGATCTTTTTTTAGGTTCCTCTTTTCTACCAAACAATCCAAAATTTTCAAATTTTTCAATATTCATAATTTTTCATAATTTTTAATCCATGTGAACTATAAGTTTACTATTATATTTCTTCTCACCTCTTACAACTACCATAACGTGATTGTTCTTAGTTTTATTATTATCATCAACATCATGCCACCTCTTTTCAAATTCATCAAAACTTAAATATGTTCTTGTGACAGAAGCTGGATCTTCAAAAAATATACAAGTATCATTATAACCAACAGCAACAACATAATGACCATCACTATAATCTTTTTCCCAATCAAGATTTCCAACAGAATAATCTCTCCAAGCCTGCATTAAAATAATTGGCGGAAATCCATCATCTATTAATTTCTTTATCTCTTTAACTGATGAGTTTCTATAAATTTCAGCATCAAATGCGAAATATTTAAATACATCAACCATTTTTGATAATTTTGTTCCGTGTTCTATGATAGTTGTTTTTTTAGTATCTAATAATTTTATTAATTCATCTTCTCTCTTTTCAATACCATAATAAATAAGAACTTGCTGAACACAAGTGACACCACAGTCGAAATTTGATTCTTGTCGAAGGTCTGGAAAATCTAATTTTATTTTTGGTGCTAATTTTTCTAATAAGAATTCACTATAGTTTTTCATATAAAAAGATTTTTCTTTAATTGTTGATTATTTTCAATAAAAATCATTGATGTTTTAAATGATGTGATGCCAGATCCACTACCATTTATTTTTTTGTAATTTTCTTCTGTTAATTCTAATTTATTATCAATAACATTTTTTAATAAATAATAAGATTTATTGTTATTATAATTAGTTAAGTTTTTCTTTCCTGTTTTTTTGCCAGTTTCAGATGATTTTAATTTAATTGTTTTTATAAATTCTGGATTTTGCCAATTTTTAAGTAATTTTTTTTTACCAGTTTCAGATTGAATTGGTTTCATCATCTCTTTAAATTTAGGATCATTATTTAATATTGTTATATTTTCAGTTGCAGTTTTACTAACTTTTTCTCTAAAATCAGGATCTAACCATAAATTTATCATATTATTACTGCTAACATTTTTCATCATTTCTCTAAATTCAGAATTCTTCCACAATTCAGTAATAGTTTCACTACATTTTTTTGTCATTTTTTCTATGTATTCTGGGTCTTGCCATTTTTTAAGCAAATTTTTAGTACCAGTTTTACTTTGAACAATTTTCATCATTTCTCTATATTCAGGATCATTCCACAATTTTTCGTGTAATATTTGAATATTTTTACTATGATATATTATATGATCTCTTTCTCCCATCCATTCTAAATTATCAGGATGATTATTTGTTTTATCAAAATCTTTATGATGTGTTATCCAATTATGATTCTTATTAATATTAAATTCTGGAAATTCATTTGGTGACTCACCATTAAAATGTCTATTAATTTCAGTATGAACAAATTTCCATTTATTATCAAAATATTTCAAATATCCCTTCTTATCAAGTTTATATTCGTATTGTTCGTAAAATTTCTTATATTCTTCTCTTTTCATATCTCTATATATAAAAACTAATTTTTTTATTTTTATATATAATATAGATTTTCAAAAAATAATAATAGATATGAAAAAATTAGTTAGTTTTAAAGATTTTGATTCCAATTGGAAAAATATAAAAGAAGGAGTAGATGGTGTTGAAGAAATTGTACCAGAAGGCTTACCTGGATTACCTGAAAATGAAGATGATGCAATTGATACTATAAAAGATTTTTTAGATGATGATCCTGATGATAATATTATTGAAGCAATGGTTAATGAACTTCGTGATGCTCTATTGGAAATGGAACAACAAGGCTTTGTAGAATCAGATTATACTGATGAATTAGATGATCAATTTGAAAATGATTGGATAGGTTGGATAAAAGCAGTTATAGAACTTCCAGATTTTCCAGAAGAAGGATTGAATAATGTTATGGCAATTATTAATAATCCTGAACCATTAGCATTTGATGAGGAAGAAGAGGAAGATGAAATTCCTGACTTTGAGGATGATGAGGATGATGTAGAATGCCCAGACTGTGATGGAACAGGACAAGATGAAGATGGAGAAGAATGTGAAAGGTGTGAAGGAGAAGGTAGAGTTTATAGACCTGATGATATTCCACCAGATTGATATAAAAAAGGAGATTAAAAATCTCCTTTTTTATTTTCATTTAATTTACAAATTGCAATTCCAGTAATAGTATCATAAGACACAACTTCACCTATAATTTCATCAGTATTGATTTCATCAGAAACATATGCACCAATAACATCTTCTGGATTAAGATTTTTTCCTAATTGAATTTGAATTTCCATATTATTCATATAGCATAGCAGTAAAAGTTCTATCAAAAGTTCCGTATAGACCGCTATTTTGTATTTTTATAGGATTGATAGGAATAAACTCTAAATCTTCTAATATTGGTAAATTAGAAGATGAACTTGAGTGACCAAAATTTTTATAAGATGAACCAGAGTATCCAACTGTTCCAGATGATCCTGACACACCAGAACATCCTACTGTGCCAGATGTTCCTGATACACCAGAACAACCGACAAATTCTTCAAACTTTTTAATATCCTTCATAAAAACATTTTCTATTTTATAGAATTTTTTATAAAGAATGTTTCTAAATAATGAAATTTTAAAATAAAAAAAGTCACCAAATGGTGACTTTTCAAATATACATCAAAGCTAAGTTCTGGCTTAGTGGGAGCGACCCACAGCTTCTTAGAGGACACATCCAGCTACCTTATCCTTCAGTCGGTTGTATATTTTTAAAAAGTTGTATAAGTTTCTTCTCCAATTTTAGTTATGCTTCCATAATTATCAACTATCCAATTATATGCATCTTCAAAAGTTTCCCATCCATGATCTGGTAAATTTGGGTAAACGTCCATATCATCAACTAATGTCCAATCATCATAATATGCTTCACCTCCTTCATATTGATCATGCCAAATAATATAATTTATTTTGCCTGTTTTTATAGATTCTACATTATTTTTGTACTTTATCAATTCGTCTTCTTGAATAGCAAAACCTTGTTCTGAATCTTTATCTAAATTATATTTCCAATTTTTCATATTTCTTATTTATTTGTTTTGCAAGTAATTGTTAATTTTGAGCCAGCCTCAACCATTAATTTAGTTGTTTCAATATCACCATTAAATTTTGAAGTTTCTTTCAAAATTAATAATTCTGATGCTACAATTCTACCATTTACTTCACCTGAAATTTCAGCATTTTGACAATCAATTTGTCCTTCAATACTTCCAGTTGTTCCAATAGTAAGTTTGCCTTTACACGTTACATTACCTTTTAATGAGCCATCAATACGCAAATCTCCACTGGTTACAATATCCCCTTTTACTTCAGTTCCTGCACTCAGCATATTAACTGTTGGTGAAACTAATTCTTTATCTCCAAGCATAAATTTAAATCTCATATAATTTATTTTTTAGTATATATTTATACACATCTTCATCAAGATAAGTTAATGTTTTTTCTCGTTTAATAATGGTATCTTTATCAAAAAACTCTCTAATTTCAGTGGAAGATACTTCTTGAATATTAGTTTCACGATTTAAGAAAATATGTGGTGGTTTCAAATACCAATCTACATCAGGATTTCTAACTACGCCTTTTCTTGGTACAACGACAAATTGTGCTAATCTTTCAAGATCCTGATAATTAACCCATTTATCAAATGTGTTGGCATTATCCAAACCAATAATCATTGCGAATTGATATTTTTCAGTTAATTCAGTTTCTTCTTTCAATCTCTTGAAAAAGTAATAAGTTTCACCTTTAAGATTATGTGCAATCTCATAATCAAATACTTTTATTCTTGCATCTTTTTTAGCTGCAAGTTCACACATTTTAAGCCTATGTTCTGGACTTGCCATATCCTTATTATACATATGATTATTTGCTGGCATCAACCAAACTTCGTCAAATTCACCAGAAGCATTTAATACAAATTGTGCTAGTTGAATATGTCCATTATGAATTGGATTGAATGCTCCACCCAAAATAGCAACTTTTGTTTTACGACCTAATGTTTTATATTGATCTGCTCTTGTGTCAATCTTTTTAAGAGTGTTCAAAATTAGGTCTTCAGAATTCCAACCGCTTTCAGAACAAAGTTGAGTTAAAGATGCTAATAAATCTCCAGCTTCTTCTTTGAGATTATTGACATCCTGCCATTTCATCAATTCAAAAAACTCTCTCTGTAAATCAGACATCCGTTCTCTCAAAGGCGTGTACCCAAAATGCTCTCTAAATTTTTCATCAACTTTTTTTTGTAAATCTTTTGAGTCCATATTTTAATTTTTATTTATTTTAGGATAAAATTCATCTAACCATTTATTCAATCTTGATACTTTATATGCGTATGGTGATTTAATACTAAAATCGCCTCTACTTTTATATTTTAATGCATCAATTTTACATTCATCATAAGACCAAAAATCTCTCTTTATCAACTTATTGCCCATATGCTCACATATTTCATCAAGCCATTTATTATTTAATGCGGACATATAAGCAGGTTTAGATTTTATTGAAAATTCAAACCTTGTATTATATTTTAATGCTTCATCTTTACAATTTTCTTTTGTCCAAGTATTTCTGATATTCATATGTTCACACACTTCATCCAGCCAATCATTTAATAAACTTGATCTATATGCACTACAGCTGTTTAAACAAAAATCTATTCTTCTATTATACTTTAATGCTTCTATTCTACATTTTTCTTTTATCCATATTTTTGTATGGCTTCCAATTGCGCCTGTTTTTGCTTTATTAAGTATATACCAATTATTTTTAATATATTTTACAACATAATCATTTTCTAATATTTTTGCTTTATCAACATCAACATATTCTGTCAATTGCAATAACTTATATTCTTTATTTATTTTAATGTGTTCATAAACAGGACCTCTTTTTAAATGCTTATTATTTCTTTTATCAATATTTGATGTTAATCCAATATACGCATTATTATCAGAAAATTCATAAACATAAATACACCTTTTAAATTTATTACCAATAGGTTTCATATGTGAACATATTTCATCTAAACATTTATGTCTAACATAAGCGGCAGAAAAAGCACTAACATTATTTTTTTTAAATTCATTTCTTGATTCATATTTTAATGATTCTTCTTTACATCTTTCTTTTGTCCAATAATTATTTGATTTCCTCATTTTACATCATTTATTTATATCTATATATAAAAATTATATGTCTGTAAATGGAGAATAACCAATTTATTTTAAATTAAATCGTAAATATCTATCTTCTGAATAAAAATATTCTACTGTACCTTCTTGATAATCTTCAACTTCAAGAATAAAAATTCCATCATTCATTTTAAATATTTGCATATTATCAAATGCTAAAATCTTCCTATTTACTTTACCTTTTGGTACATAAAATTCAGAATCTTTAACTTTGAAACAGGAAATATCATTTTCTATATCCAGCATATTTAATCCTGAAATATCATAATCGTCACTTAATTCTTTTTTCATTTTTTTTCATTTTTATAATTTCTAAATCTGGAAATGTTGCTAAAATAGTATCACCTTCCTCTTTTGTAATTTTTCTACAATTTCTCCAATATCTGGCTTGATCATGAACTCTATAAAATTTACCTCTTGAATCTTCACCAACTTCAGAAATAAAGCCAACATACCAAGGATCATTTGGATCTTCATCAGACCACCTTGAAACAAATACATAGTCGTCAACATTTATATCTCTCATAGTTTTTTATTGTAAAAATTTTTTAACAATTTCTATTGAATCTTCAACTCCCTGTGCTTTTCTCCACATAAATGATTCAAAATTATCATTATTGTCACAAATTCTTTTTAATTCTTTTAATTCTTTTAGAATATTATTTATAACTTTATTAATTTCTGATTTTTCTATATTTTCCATCTTATTCTTCTAATAATTTTTGTTTACAAACTTCTAATGCTTCGGTATGTTTAGCATCTAATTGTGGAAAAGACAAATTTAATGCTTTTAGGTTTTCAAGTAAAATTTCAGAAACAAGTAGTCTTGAAAACCATTTTTGATTTGAAGGTACAATATACCAAGGTGAATGAGTTGTGCTTGTGTTTTTTAACAAACTCTCATAAGCATTCATATAATCATCCCAATATTGTCTTTCTTTAAGGTCTGATTCTGAAAATTTCCAATTTTTTGATTTATCATCAATACGGGCAAGTAATCTTTCTTTTTGTTCATCTTTAGAAATGTTCAAAAATAATTTAATTACAACAAATCCATTTTGAGAAAGGTATTTTTCGTAATTATTAATTTGGGTATATCGATCTTCCCAAACACTTCCAGTAATTAAATTTTCAGGGATATTTTCATTGTGAATTAAATCGTGCACTTTAACAACCAAAACTTCTTCATAATAAGAACGGTTAAAAATACCGATTTGTCCACGTTCTGGAAGTTTGGCACTTGCTCTCCACAAATAATCATGTTTCAATTCTGTTGAAGAAGGTTGCTTAAAACTATTAACAACCGTTCCTTGTGGATTTAATGCTGTCATAACGTGTGCAATAATACCATCTTTTCCAGCAGTATCCATTGCTTGAATAAGTATAACGACTCCATACTTAGATTCAGCATATAGTTTTTCTTGTAATTCTGCTATTTTTTCAAGGTTTTTTTCTAACTGATCTTTATCTTTTTCCTCATTTGTATCAGTACTAACCTTTGATAAGATTAGATTTGGTCCAGCAATAAAATTTTTTATTTCCATTTAATTAAAATTTACAATAAATTTTGTACTATCACACTTTATATCACATACTTTTTTTACTCCAAGGATTCTAAATGAATTACAATCTCTTGCAACACCAACAACATCTACTACAATAATAGTAGATACATAAGATTGCTCTTTTGGATATAAGAATAATAAAAAAAGTAATAAGATTTTCATAAGGCAAAGATATGAAAATAATTCTAAATAAAAAAATTATACCATCATTTTATGTGCCATACACCAACCTCTTTCTGTTGGCTCAAATCTTGCTGTTGGAGAGTAAAATTTCTTATTTTCACTAAAATGCGGATCTATTGATTTTTGTTTCAATAATTTAAGTAATGTACAATTTTCATAAAAAAGTATTTTTTTACCTTCATAATTTGTACAATCCAAATATTGTATTTCTACAATTAATTTATTATCATATTCATAAGCTCTTAAAACTTTATAATTATTTGGATCTGGATTTGGATAATTTGGTGATTTTGATTCTATAACTCTTAATGGAGTTGAATCATAAGTGCTGCTACTTCTTCCAAAAGGACTTATTCCCATAATTTTTATTTATTAAGATTATTTAATTTATCTAATTTTTTTAATCTGACTTCAAGTTTAGTATAATAAAATATTGTAAGTGTGACATACCCCATATTAACGTCTACTGTTTGATGAATATCATATATTTCAATTTTTTCTGATTCTAGCCACTTATTTACTTCTTCTTCTAATTTACCTTTTGTAGTATTAAAGACTTTGCATCTCATTTTGAACCATAATTTTCTATATCTTATAGTTTAAATAGTTACAAAAAGTTTAATATATTATGAAAATAAATTTGTTATCGGATCAAAAAATTGTCTAATTTTATACCAAGATGCCTTATCTATTAATGTTACAACAATTTCATTATAAAAATCTTCAAAATCCTCACACACATGTAATTGTGGTGCGTCTAATCCTGTTTGAATTTTAACTGCGGATTTACGTAAGTAATCTGGATGACAACCAACAATAATTTTTTTCTTTCTAGATTTGAAGTGAGATCCATATTCAAATAAAGTTATTGGATTTAATGATCCAACTGAAAACCAAAAACTTATAATATCAGATTCTTTTAATTTGTCGTATTCCCATTTTGTTTGAAATTCTTCGTCTGGAACTTCATTACATCTTGGATTGAAGACTATTATATCAAATTCATCAAGTCTAGATTCATTACGTAATCTATTACACAAAATATTTTGCCAATTTTCACAATTGCTTATACCACCTGCAATAAAAAGTTTAATTCCTTTAGAATTTGTTTCGTTTGGTGCTTGTACTACTTCAACCATTTCTTTTTTGGGGTTTTAATTTTTCTTCTAAAATTTCTTCTATAAATTTAGATTTATTGATATTATTTTCTTTAATATATTTAACTAATATATCGTTTAAATCAGGATTTATTGTAAATGTTACTGATTTTTTCTTTTTCTCTTCTGGTATTTTATTTCTCATTATGTTAAAAAATTGTTAATTTATTAAAAATGTGATAAAAACACATTTTTTCATTTTTATATATTTATATATAATAATAAACAATAAATGTTTATGAAAAAATGTAATGAAAAAAAGATAAAAATTTCAATAACTTTAAGACCTGAGATTTTAGAATTATTAAACAAAGCAACATCTAACAGATCAAATTATTTAGATTGGGTATTATTAAATTATTTTGATAAAAATGGAATAGATATTAAAAAAATAAAATTATAAAATGATAGAAGATATTATAAGATTATATACTGAAGAAAAATTATCAATATTATCAATAGGAAATAAATTAAATCTTGGTTATAAAAAAGTCAGAAATATTCTATTAAAAAATAATGTAAAACTTAGAAAAACAAATACCACAGGATTACACAAAGCTAGTGATAAAACAAAAGAATTGATGAGACTATCTAAATTAGGTGATAAAAATCCAATGTTTGGAAAATGCTCAGATTCAACGAAAGAGCTTCTTAAAAAATATAAAGACGAATCGCATAATGATCCTATAAAAAAAGAGAATCTTTATAAAAAAAGTAGTCAAACTAGAATAAGCCTTGGTTTATCAAAAGGTGATAAAAATCCAATGTCAAATCCTGATATAGTAAAAAAATGGTCTATATCTAATTATAATAACTTAAAACCAAATAAAAAAGAAATAAAATTATTTGAAATAATTGGAAAAATATCAAGTGATTTTAAATTAAATACAGAAGGTGATATTATAATAGGAAATAAAATTCCAGATATTATTGATATTAAAAATAATAAAATAGTTGAATTATATGGTGACTATTGGCATAGAAATGATACAATAGAAGATGAAAAAGAAAGAATAAAATTGTTCAAAGAAAATAATTATGATTGTATAATAATATGGGAAAGGGAATTAAAAAATGAATTAGAAGTATATGATAAATTATTAAAATTTATTAATATAATAATATGAAATATATTAAAAGATTAAAAGAGTTATTAAATATAAATAAAGGCTTTAATGGTTGGTATTTAGATTTTATACGAATGAATAAATATACATATTCGGACAGATATAGACACGAAACTTGGTTTTTTCCAAACATGAATAGTGCCTTTGAATTTGTCAAGCCAATTGTAAATGATTTAAAAAATAAAAATGTAAATTTTAAAATTTTTAAAAGTGTTAGAACTAAGGATGGAGGTACAGACGGTATTTGGTTATTATTCAATAATAAAAAAGATATACCAGAAGGATTTCCTATAAAACCAATATCAATACCAGAAAATTTTTATGAATTAAAATGGAAAGATAATGAAATGACTATTATAAAATTTGAACAATATTTTAACACTAAAAAATATAAAAAATACTTATTTGATAAAAATGTAGAAAAGTATAATCTTTAATCATATTTACCATAGGTGTCTTCAATTTCTTTTTTAGTTTTTCCAACCATATCATAAAATTCATCCATAGTGTGATTTCCAATACCAGGATATTCTACACCTTTTTCCTTAATTTTTACATTATATTTTTTAGAATATTCCAAAATATATTTTCTTAAAAATAGCCAACCATCAATAGAATAACCAGAAAAATTAAGTGTTTCTGTTGGATATGTTTCTGAAAAATATTTAAATAATTCTTCCAATAATCTTTTAGATACTCCTTTTCCAAAATAATCTTTATTAGTTGAGCAATAACTAATTGCATAATGATCACTTAATGACCAATATGCAACCTGACACACACCTAAAATATCTTTGTCATTATATGCGACAATAAATCTACAAGTTTCATTAAAATTGTCGTTCTTTAATATATTTCATAATTTTATTATTTAGATAGATTATATATTATTTTTTATTTTCAAACTATTTTAATGATTGTAGATATAATATCTATAACTAAAATAATATAAAAATGGCAACAAAACTAACAAAATCAAGCTTAATAGAATATAAACCATATTCTCTTAAAAAGCAATCAAATAATGATGTGTATATTGATATTATATTTCAAGATGAAGGCATTATGACAGTACCTAAAGGTTCTGGTATCGCAATCGTTGATTTATTAAATGCTGCTTTCACAAATGGAGTTAGATTAACTTTAAAAACAATAGCAATGCCTCAAAATAGCGTAGATTTAGAGCCAGAATTCAAACCTAGGCAAATGCCGCAAGAAGAAGAGCATCCAATA